CTATTACTCGACCTTCAAGGTTGACTAAGGCCAACATGTCATCTCCACACGCTGTGAAGGCGAAATGGTTTGGCGGAATCGTCAAGGCTTCGTCAAAGAACGCACCTCGCTCCTCGGGGGATGTACCACTTCCCCAAATGACGTGCCCTACCGCCTTTTCCCCACACCTCCTTTCGTACCAAAAATTTTCTAGTCCGAACTCTTCCTTGAGTCTAGCGTTCATAACACTAGCCTCATAACCCCAATAAGCAACAAACTCCACGGGTGGGGCCAGAATGATCCTCTCCTTGTCTTTCAACAGGAGCTCATTCGTCTTCGCTATCATAGAGCACTTATAAGCCGAGCATCTTTTCTCAGCCTTCAAAGCCCTCTCAAGCGCAGGAGTGTATATCGCTTTCTTCACGTGAGCGTCACACCATGAGCGCTGATCCTGTTCAGTAAAGCTTACTGCCTGGAAAAATCCCTTCAATGGTACCAGCTGCAGACTCCATCCACTAGCAGCAGCATTCTCTTCAACCGTAGCTTCTTCCCCCTCAGTGTTAACCACTGGGGTCATCAAAGCGTTCAGCATCCCGATTGCGCCGCCCGCAGACTCTTGATTAGCATGCCAAGGCACCATGAAAGGACCATAATAGGTCACAACTTTCTTCAGAGGAACTTGCTCCATTAAGATCTCGTCGAAAGGATAGGCGACCTTCTTCTTGCCTATCCACAACTCAACCTTAGTGACGTCCTTAACTCCGCGAAAATTCTTGGGTAAAGGTGTTTGGGTTTCCCACCTTTTCGAAAGAAATTTTATGGGTAACTTGTATACACCCATAGGTAAATCGCAAACACCGAGGTCGGCTTTACGTAAAACAGCGTTGTCGAACTCGGGGTGCCACGCCGTTTCCTGCAAGTTGCAAGAGGTTATACGAATCTGGGAATTTTCAACCTCACTCCACAACCCACAAAAGAAACAAAACACACCCTTCCAACAACTGGGGTTCAGCATAGCCGAACAGGAGGAAGCACTGCAGCCGCAACATCTCCGGGCGAACCCGGCGTCGACCCCGACTAGCGCTCTCCACCTATTTGCCGTGGCTATCCTTCCACTTACCCCCATGCTGAGATACGTAGTTTCATATAGTCGCTCAGCGTCCAGTCTACGAGCATAAGCCACGGTATTTGTAACTAAGGAAAGGTACAAATTGGGCCTATGTCTTTGTAAGACCTTCATCCGCTCGTCTTCAGCAAACAGATCGGACATATACTTGTCTAGCCTCTTATCAGCTGATACCCCAGTGGAGACTCCACAGAGGTACTGCTGACCTAACATAGCGAAAGGCATAAAGACAATAACATCCGCATACTGTGCCTTGTAGGGAAAGTATGACTCATAGGTGTCTTGGACAAAACGCCAATGAACCCATGTTTCAGGACGGTTCGTTACCTCGAACCTAACTCGCTGAAATTCGTTATACAATACTACCCCCGGCAATCGACCAACTGTCCAATTCCTGGCGAATATGCAAAAATATGCGTTGGCATACACATTTTGCACACACCAAGTAATGGGTATGTTCTCATAGACAGCCGCCGAAGACTCAAACAACCACACGAAATCCTCCGTGTCGCGATATGGAGCGTCGTCAATTGATGCCCAATTGACGACACAACCACCCTCACGAACATAAAAGCCGTTATGTCCGTTGAACCCCATTTCACCCTGCTCCACGTGGAAG